ACCACGATCAACTATTCTGAAGCCGGCCTTGCCGACATCCAGACCGACTCGTTCACTCAGGTCGAACTGTTTGCCGGCGATACCCCGCCCGTCGTCACCGACTACGGCATCCTCGGCGCCGGTCTGAACGGCACCGGCCTGGCAGCCTGGACGCCCATCTTCGTCGATCCTTCGACCCGCGCAATCACTGTTGCGCTGTTCGGTACGCAAGCGCCGAACGCGATCTCGGTTGCCGCGATCCCGGCAGGCGCAGGCGCCACTTCCAACGTACCGGTCTACAAGGCGGGCATGTTCAACCGTGACGCGCTTGCCTGGCCGGCCAGCTACGATACCGCAGCCAAGAAAGCCAATGCGTTCGTCCTCGGCGGTGGCAACCAGATTTACACCAAGACGCCCGCCGTCGTTTAACAGGAGAACATCATGGCAATCAACGTCACTCTCTACGATACCGACTCGCTCTTGGGTCTGTACCGGGAAGTACCGGCACCGTCCACGTACTTCCGAAACCTGGCCTTCAATCAGGTCATTACCTTCGAGGAAGAGTACATCGACTTCCAGAAGATCAAGGAAGGCCGCAAGCTGGCCCCGCTCGTCGTGCCGACCGTCCAGGGTCGTGCGGTCTACAGCGAAGCCTCTTCGGTCACTCGCCTGAAGCCGGCCTACGTCAAGCCGAAGGATGCGGTCAATCCGGCTCGCGTCATTCGTCGCCGTCCGTCCGAAAGCCTGTTCTCCCCGAACTCGCTGTCGCCGCAAGCCCGCTACAACGCCATCATCGGCGACATCCTGCGCGTCCATCGTGAAACGATTGACCGCCGTGAAGAGTGGATGGCTGCCCGTGCGCTGATCGACGGCAAGCTGACCCTCACCGGTGTCGACTACCCGACTCGCGTTGTGGACTTTGGCCGCGCAGCCAACCACACCGTCGTCCTCGGCATTGGTGCACGTTGGGGCGATGTCGGCGTGAAGCCGATGGTCGACATCCAGACCTGGATTGATCGTATCCGTCGCGCTGACTTCGGTGGCCCGGTCAACCGTCTGACGGTTGGTTCCTCGGTTCTGCCGATTCTCCTGGCCGACGCCGACGTGCAGAAGCAACTGGACACTCAGTTGCGCGGCTCCAGCGCAGACCTGAATACCGGCCTGCGCTCTGGCGAGTACGTCGAGTACATCGGCAAGCTCGGCCCGAACCTGGAACTGTGGGTCAACTCCGACTTCTACGAAGACCCGGATACCGGCACGGCAACCCCGTACCTCGATCCCAAGTCCGTCCTGCTGACCGGCCCGAATGTCATGGGTGTGCGCTGCTTCGGCGCCATCCTCGACGAGAAGGCAGGCTTCAACGCGATGGCGGTGTTCCCGAAGATGTGGTCGCAGCAAGACCCGTCTGCCACCTACGTGATGACCCAATCGGCCCCGCTGACCGTGCCGGTCAATCCCAACAACTCTCTGACGGCTCAAGTTCTGGCCTGATGACTGACCGGGCGGCCTACGGGTCGCCCACCAACATTCTTAGGAGAAGCAAATGCCCAAGCTGATCGCCGTACATGAAATCGTTCGTGGCCCGCAGAACAAGCGCGAAGTGATCGACCCGAAGACCGAGTTCGACGCGACCGAAAAGGAAGCCGAAGAACTACTGGCCGCTGGTGCTGCTCGCGTCGCTGCTGAAGCCAAGCCGAAGAAGGCTGCCGCCAAGACCGATGACGTAATCTAAGGAAACCGGACATGCTCTCGACACGGGATATGAAACGTCGTGCCCGCGTGCAATTGCATGAGAGGATGTCCGATCCGGTGATTTACATCGGAACCCCGGCGTCCGAACACGTCGGGGTTCTTGCTCGTCTACACCTCAGTTTCAAGGAAATCGGGGAACTTCTCCGAGGCGGATTCGCCGACCGGGCGGAGATGACCCCGAGCATCGTGTTCATGCGCCAACAGGCACACGTCGTTCGACAGGGCGTCGTCGTGACTTGCGACATGGGCGCGTACCGCATCGATCAGGTCTACCCGCCTGACGACATCACTGTGACCGCAGAGGTCATCAAACTGACCGACAGTCAAGTGGTCGCAAACGGTTGGGATTTGAACGCGCCGTACTACGGGCTGCCGATCCCGCCGATAACCGTAAGCATGCCGTCCTACCCGGTGTTCTCCAACTGGACGACCATCGTTGCTGCACCGGGTGAGATGGTCGGCGCCCCGCTGTCGGGCTACGATCAGAAACTCGACACGGTTTCCCCCTCACTCAGCTATTTCGGCGAGGCCGCCCCTGGCAGCGCCACTTCCGACGCCGTTTGGCGAATCCGACGCATCACGACCATGGGCAACGATCTCGACGTGGATTGGGCGGGCGACTCAGCCTCGTTCACCTACAAGTGGGACGACCGGCTCACGCTTTCATACTAAGGAGATGTAAATGCCCCGCTACGCTCACGCAGACTTTCTCGATGGTGGCCTGGCTTACCTTAAGGCCAACTGCAACAAGGTCATCCTGACTGACTCTTATTCGTCCACCTACGCCACGGTCAACGGTTCTGCCAAGGTAGCTGAGGCCACGCTGGTTACTGGCGACTTCGCCATCGCCGGTGCCGACGGTGCTGCCCGCGTACTGACCGCGACGCTGACCGGCAAGAGCGGCGGCAATGCGCTAAAGGCGGTGGCTGACGGTACGAACATGCACTTGGCCTTCGTCGACACAGTGAATGCCAAGGTACTGTTCGTCTCGGAAGAGTCGTCCGACCAATCGATCACTTCGGGCAATCCGATTCAGTTCAACAGCAACCCGACCTACACTTCCGGCCAGCCGACCGCTTAAGGATAAATCATGCTGACTCCCGCTCAATGCACCACCCTCAAGGCGCTGGCCATGGCCGACCAGACCGCTGCCGCGCTGATCGCCGCCGGCAACGACACGGGCCTGGCCGACTGGTTCAACACGCCGACCACTAGCTGGATATGGCGCACCAGCGTGCCGGGCGATGAGGTATTCGACGCCATCGCCTGGTCGGCGCTAACGCCCGCCGATACGCCGGATGGCTCGGCGACCTACACCAACCGGGCTTTGCTGTGCCAGGCCAAGCAGATCAACCTGCAGATCCTGCTCCAGGGCCGCGAGCGCATCGCCGGGGCCAAGGCGACTATCCGCGCCGGTCTGTCGGATGCGCTGCTCAACGTGCCGTCTGGTGCAAGCGGTGCAATTCAAAGCGCCGGCTGGGCGGCGGTCAAGGGCGTGCTGTCCCGCCTTGCCACGCGCGCCGAAGCGGCGCTGGCCAGCGGCACCGGTACGCAAGCATCTCCCGCCACACCAGCCTTTGACGGGATGATCTCCTACATGGAAATCCCGCCGATCCGGACGGCCTGATCATGGCCGGAGAAGCGATCGTCAAGTGGGGGACGCAGAAATCCCTGGAGGCGAGCGGCGGTGCCATTGCGGCCGGCGCCGTGGTGCAGGCCAACGATGCGACCTATGGCCTGGCCGCCGATGGCGCGAATTACCCGGATGCGGAATTCGTGCTGGCGGCCGATTTTTCAGTGGCGCCAACCGAGGGCGGTGTGCTGGCCCTTTATGCCCGGCCGTTGAACATCGATGGCTCAGCGGATGCCGAAGTGCCGGAGGCCGCGCTGCCGGTCTGGTATGTCGGGTCGTTCGTCGTCAATAACGTCACGGCGATGCAATACATGACGCTGCTCGCCGAGGATCTGCCCGCCGAAGCCGAGTACTACATCCACAACGTCAGCGCCGCACAGACGGTCAGCGCCGGCTGGTCGCTCAAGGTCAAGCCGCGCACCCGCGGGTTGGCGTAAGTCATGCAACTGGCACGGCCGCCGACCGCGCGCTCGCCATGGGCGATCCGGGTCGACCGATCCAATCCGCTTGCGAAGAGCATTGCGTCGGCGATCAGCATGGATTCCCTTTTCGATGGCGCATCCGGAAAACTGTACGAATCCGGGCGGGTCGGTACGCGGAAAGTGGTCGGGGCGCTCGGGCTCGGGCGCGGCTTCGGCAGCACGGATGGCGCCGGCACGTCGGACAGGGTTGTCACCGGTGCAGCTGGCGCTTCCCTCAAGCGATCCTATTTCGTCCTGGCCAAAATCAACGGCTGGGGCGGAGGCAACTTTGGGAGGTTTTTCGAGGACGCCACAGGCAACGAACTGTTTTACGTTAGCTCGGGGTCCGGGTTGGTGTACTGGCGCGAATTCAGCGGCGGCCAGCGGACTGCGAACATCAACAATGCCAGCGCCGTATCGAATCTTTTCGGGAAGGTCGCCGCGTTCTCGGTGTCCTTTGACGCTTCCGCGCCGGGCAATCAGCCGGAGCTGTATGTCAACGGGGTGCGCTACGCATTCTCGACGGTCGATGGAATGCCAAGCGGATCGGCGCTGGCGACAGGCAACATCTGCATTGGCAATCGCGCCAGCGACACGGCCCGCAATCTCGATGGCGTGATCTACGATTTTATTCAGTTCGACCGGATGCTGCTGCCCATCGAGCACGCGGCGCTTTACGCGAACGCGAGGCAGCTGTACCGCCGGCGCAAGGTGTTATTAACTGCCGTCGCCGCCGTCCAGGTCGCCCGCCCGATCGCCGATCTATCGAATACCGGCTGGGTGCCGTCTTCCGGTGCCGATCTCTACCCGATGGTCGGCGAGACGGTGCGCGACGATGGTACCTACATCGCCGCCACGGCCGTTGGCGCGCTCTGCGAACTCGACCTGGCCGATCTCGCGGATCCCGCTGTCTCGACCGGCCACCTGCCCACGCTGGTGCTCTCGGCCCCGGGCGGCGGCGGCATCACCGTCCGCCTGCGCCAGGGCACGACGACCATCGCTGAATGGACGTACCACCCCGGCACTTCCCCGACCGAATACACGCCCACGCTCTCAGGCGCCGAGGCCGACTCGATCACCGACTACACCACGCTTCGCCTGCAGTTCGAAGCCATCGCCTAGGAGCCATCATGCCTATCAAGCACAATTACACCGCCAGCGGCACCAACGACGGCGCAAAGCAGGTTTCGGTCGATCGCTGGAACGAAGCGCACGTCATCGACAGCGAGATCGACATTCCGGTCATCGCGCCACCAAGCCCGCCGCCTGATGGCACGCTGTCGATCTACGCCAAGAAGATCGGCGGCCGCACGATGCTGATGCAGATGGGGCCCAGCGGGCTGGATACATCCTTCCAGCCGAACCTCGGTGGCAACAAGGTGGCTCTCTGGATGCCACCGGGCAACGCCACCACGGTGCCCGGTGTCTTTGGCATGGCGGCGCTGACGGCAACCGGTACGGCGACGGCGCGCACCGTGGCCACCACCAACCTGCTGACGCGCATGACGCGCCTGGGCTATGTCTCGGCGGCGACCGCCGGTTCGCTGGCCGGTGGTCGCGAGGCGGTGGCGAAATATACGCGGGGTGCCGGCGGCGGCCTGGGCGGGTTTTTCTACCGCGCCCGCTTTGGTGTTTCGGACGCTGCAGCGGTGGCTGGCGCGCGGATGTTCGTTGGCCTGTCGGCCGCCACCGGCGCGCCGACCAACGTCGAGCCGAACACGCTGGTGAATTCCATCGGCGTCGTCCAGCAATCTGGCAGCAACAATCTGCAGATGTACTGCTCCGGCGCTTCGGCCGGCGGCAACCTGGTCGATCTCGGCGCAAACTTCCCGGCCAATACCCTGTCGGCCGACGCCTACGAGCTGGCGCTGTTCGCGCCGTCGGCCGGCGGCGTCGTTAATTACCAGGTGACGCGCCTCAATACCGGCGATGTGGCATCCGGCAGCTTCACGACGAATCTGCCGCTCGGCACCGTGCTGCTGTGCCACCAGCTGTGGCGCACGAACAATGCGACGGCGCTGGCAGTCGGCCTCGACATCGCCGGCATCTACATGGAAACCGACTACTAGGCGCTGAGCGATGGCCGTCACCCCGCTTTTCGATGGTGCGGTATTTGACGACGCGCTGTTCGGCGGCTCGGCTGAGCTGTTCGACGGCGCGGTTTTCGATAACGCGATCTTCGACGAAGGCAAGATCGAAGTCCGCGTCCACTTCGCGCAATTCCAAGTTCCGGCCGCTACTAGCGGCGGCACGGTAAACGTCACTGCGTCGAACAGCCAGCAGGCCAATCAGGCGTCGACCGGGGCCATCAAGCAGACGCACAAGGTCGCGGCGAGCAACAGTCAGCAGGCGGAACAGTCCGCGTCTGGCCTCGTCAAACAGACCCACAAAGTCGCGGCGTCTTCTTCGCAACAGGCCGACCAATCATCAACGGCTGCAATCAAGCAGACGCACAAGGTCGGCGTAAGTAACTGCCAGCAGGCCAATCAGGCGTCGACCGGGGCCATCAAGCAGACGCACAAGGTCGCGGCGAGCAACAGTCAGCAGGGCAACCATGCGGCTACCGGGGCGATCAGCCAGCAGTCCTATACGTTCATTTCGGGGGCCAGCAGTCAGCAGGCCGATCAGGCGGCGACGGCGGCGGTCAAGCAGACACATTTGCTATTCGGCGCCTATGCCGTTGCCGGAAATCAGGCGTCCACGTCGACGGTTAAGCAGACCCACAAGGTTGCAGCTTCGACCTCCAACCAAGCGAACTGGTCGTCCCCTGCCGCAATCCAGCAGACCCGTAAGGTTGGTGTAAGCGACAGTCAGCAGGCGCAGCAATCGTCGACCGGGGCTATCCGGCAGACGCACAAGATCGCGGTCGTCAGCAGCCAGCAGGCGGATCATGCGTCCCCTGCCGCAATCCAGCAGACCCGTAAGGTTGGTGTAAGCAATAGTCAGCAGGCGCAGCAATCGTCGACCGGGGCTATCCGGCAGACGCACAAGATCGCTGTCGCCAGCAGCCAGCAGCACAACTTCGGATCGACCGGCGATGTCGCGCAAGATCAGACGAACTACATTTCAGCGAGTTCGAGCCATCAATCAGGACAAGCGGCGACAGGGGCGGTAAAGCAGACCCACAAGGTCGACGGCCCCAGTGTGTCGCAGGCCAATGTCTGCACGTCCGCAGCGATCAAGGTGACGCATGCCGTCAGGTTCGCTAACAGTCAGCAAGGCAACCTGGCGAGCGGGGCGGAGATATTCCAGGACAACACGACTCACCTGACCTTCGCAGGCTCGCAACAGAGCAACGCGGCGACTTCCGGGGTGATCTCTCAAACGTTTGGTGTCCGGGGCGCAGACTCGATCAGTCGACAGCAGGCGAGCCAAGCGGCGATCAAGACCTGGCAGCAGTATCCGTTGGTCGTCGACGTTCGCACGGGTGTTCTCTACGGGCCAACGGGTGAAGAGTTTGTCGGAGAACTGGAGGCTGTCGAGGCGGGAGGCTTCAGGATCGACATCAACAGCGGCAAGCTGGTCAAGATTCTCGACAGCAAACTGGTGATGACGCTATGACGCCCTACCTCATCGCCATCGAAGGGCTGTCCGATCTTGGGGACTTGCGGGAACTCGACGCCAAGACTTCCCGGAGCCTGAAGATCGCGGTCAATGCGGCGGTCGACAAGGCGAGAACCCGGTTGTCGTCGGACATCCGGTCGCATCTGAATTTCACGCAGCCCTACCTTGCGCAGCGCATGAAGGTCGTCAAGCGGGCGACGAACAGCGATTTCGAAGGTGTCATTGCAGGCCGGGATCGCCCCACATCGCTCGCCCGGTTCCTGACCAACTCGCCGAAGCGGGGGCGGGCGGCTATCGTCCAGGTGGCTGCAAGTGCATCCAAGTCCATGTCGCGGGCGTTCGTCATCAATCTGGCGAACGGCAATCGCGGCTTGGCGATGCGCTTGAAGCCCGGTGAGGCGTGGAAGAACAAGAAGTTCGTTCGCCGCTTTGAAGGTGATCTGTACCTGCTCTACGGCCCGTCAGTGAATCAGGCGATGCGGATGGTCGCCGAAGATCGGGTAGACGACGTGGCCGGTTATCTGGAAAATGAGTTTTTGCGATTGATGGAGCTAGACCTGTGAGCGATCCTTTCCGCCTCCGAGTTCTGAAAGCCCTGACGGCTGCGTTTGAAGAGATCACCCTGGCAAACGGGTACGCCCACGATCTGTCCGGAAAGGTCTTCCGTGGCCGAACATCATTTGGCGAGGACGACCCGATTCCGATGGTGTGCATCCTGGAAGCCATCGAGCAGGAGCAACCGGGAACCGTGAGCATGCCGGCTGCCTCGGGAACGTCCAACGGGCCTTGGGTTTTGCTGATCCAGGGGTTCGTCGATGACGATCCGCAGAACCCGACCGACCCTGCTCACATTCTCATGGCCGACGTGAAGAAGCGTCTAGCCGCCGAACGTCCGCGTGAACGACAGCACAACATCCTCGGGATGGGCGGTCGGGTACACGAACTAAAAATCTCGCCCGGAGTGGTACGCCCGCCCGATGATATTTCTGGAAAAGCGTATTTCTGGTTGAGAATTACCCTCGGAATGGTAGAAAATCTGTCAGACCCCTACCTTTGACCGTGAAAGACTACTACGTCTACATCCACCGTCGTGCTCACGACAAGGCTGTGTTCTACGTCGGAAAGGGATGCGGCTCGCGCTCGTCCAGAAGTAAGAGCCTCGTATGTTGAAGCTAATCTTGGCGGACGGAACCCGAGGGCCAGACGAGTACGTTGCGTGGATACCGGAGAAGTATTCGACTGCCTCCGGGACGCAAGCCGTTGGCTCCACAGTGTTGGAAAACGAGGCTGCGTTACCTCAGTTGTTAACGGGAAGAACGATACGGCTGGGGGCTACCATTGGGCGTATGCGGACAACTAGTGTAACCGCAAAAAGGACTTGAGAATTGGTTTCGTAACGGGCCATAATCGTGTAGCCCCGCTCGCGGGTTCAACTGAATGTCGACAATTCAATAGGAGATTCAACTATGTCTGGAAATAATTATACGCTTGGGAAAGGGGAGATTCACTTCGGCCAGTTCTTGCCGTCCACCCAAACGCCCCGGGGCGAACGCTATTTCGGCAACACGCCGGAACTGTCCTTCAGCGCCGAACAGGAAAACCTCGACCACTACTCGTCCGACCGTGGCATCCGCATCAAGGATCAATCGGTCGTCCTGCAACTGGACTACGCGGGTTCCTTCATCACGGACAACATCTCGCCGGAAAACCTGGCACTCTTCTTCCTCGGCGAGAGCGTGAAGACTACCGTCACCTCGACCCCCGTTGTCGGCGAGTCGCATCCGGACATCGAGAAGGGCTTCAGCTATCAACTCGGTACTTCGGCGCCGTACCCGGCTGGTGTCCGCAAGATCAGTTCGTTCGTGCTGAAGAAGGGCGCTACCGTCCTGGTTTCCGGCGTTGACTATCTCGTCGATACCAACCTGGCCCGCTTCACCATCCTCGAAACCAGCGTCACCCTGACCAACGGCGACGACCTGACTGCCGATTACACCATCGATGCCTCCACCCGTGACCGCATCATCTCCAAGTCATCCACCATCGAAGGCTCCATGCGCTACATCGCCGTCAACCCGGCTGGCGCGCAGATCGACTACTTCATGCCGTGGGTCAAGATCACCCCGAACGGCGATTTCGCGGTCAAGGGCGAAGAGTGGCAGCAACTCCCCTTCACCATTGAAATCCTGAAGAAGGGTTCGCTGGAAGCGGTCTACATGGATGGCCGGGCTGCCTGATGAGCCTTAAATCCCTGCGGCTCCCTGAAGCCAAAGTCGAACTCCCGGACGGCGATTTCGTCGTCCGGGGTTTGAGCCTCAACGACGTTTCGATTCTCGTACAGCGTCACGGAAAGCGATTGAACGAACTGTATCAGCAGTTCACCGAGCAGGGCGATCTGACGACCGAAACGGTCGCCGCGTTCGCGCTACCGCTCCTTCAGTCTGCTCCCGAGATTGCCGCCGAACTGATCGCCTGCGCTGCCGGTGATCCGGACGACGCCGAGATCGCAGGTCGGCTACCCTTCCCTGTGCAGATCGACGCACTGGAGAAGATCGCCATCCTGACTTTCGAGGCAGGCGGTGGCCCAAAAAAGCTACTGGAGACGGTCGTTCGGCTGGCTCAAGGCACGACCAGTC